CATCATCATCTAGGTCTTGTTTATCTACTTTTGCGAGAAGCATTTTTGATAACGATGCAAGCCTAATACTCGCACCTTCAGCCATCATAGCCTCGTCACGCTTGGATTGCACCACTGATTTTATATTGCTGTTGGCAAACATGAGCCATTTTCTAATAAGCGCGGCTTCATCAAGGGTCATATCCTCGATGTCAAGGGCGTGCTCAATATTGCGATCTAGGCTCTGTATGTGCCCCATAGACGAAGCCAGCCCATTCGCGAACCCTTCAAGCTTGAACATCGATGCCTTCTCAGACTCAGACATCTCATAAACCTCTTTTGCCAACTTGTCCAACTCACTTAAGGCCTCTGCTCTTATGGTTTTTGACGTCCTGACAACTTCATTTTGGGACGCCTTATATAACTCTTTTAAAGAGTCAATTTCTGCTTGTAATTCTTTTTTAGTTGTCATGAGTGCTCCGTTTTTATGTAAAAGACACGACCCTATAGGGAAAGGCCGTGTCTGTCAATATGTTTGATTAACCGTGAATTTCCATGATAATTACATCATTTGCGTCAAGGCCATCATAGAATTTAAGATCACCGTTAGCAGGGTTTGTGCCTGGATATACATCAATATTAGCTCCAGCTGCGTTACCACCAATCATCATCTTGCCATCGAGGTGAATGCTGACTTGGTCTTTAAATGAGGCCACGCCGCTATAGTCGCCCAACTGAGCAGATAAGTTGACACCAAAGGACACATTGGCCTCTTGGGCAATTGCACCAGTTGGGAATGCGGAAGTTTTGGAATATGCGCTTGAGTTCTTTGCCGCAACAGCCATCTTTAAGACACTAAACTCACCACCAAAAGCAGCTTTTGCATCAATCCATTCTTGTTGACTTGCTGACAGCTTAACACCAGAACTTGCCCAGCCTGAACCAGTTCTATTCGCATCATCAAGCTCGGTGGTTGTGCCGCCCCTCAATCGAACAGCACCGACGGAAAGGATCTCGCCAGCAGTAGTCGCACCAAGGTCAATAGCATTGGCACCACCAGAACCAACGGTCACACCAGCCGAGAAAGCATTTGTGGTTGCATTTACATTAAATAAGGGAGAGTTAACTTGTGTCTCATTCCCACCAAGAGCTAAGACATCACCAGCCACATTGGGGGCAACTTGCAAGAGAGAATTTAGCCCAGTTGAATCAAACAGCTCCCATACCTTTGCATCAGCGATGTTAATGTTGATATTGGCTGCTTGAGTAACATCACCAACTTGATTGGCATAAGCATTGCCTAAAGTAACGTCAACTGCAGCAACAGAATCAACAAAATTACTTGTTAAATGTGCGTCTTCTGGGATATTTGCTTCAAGTTCTCGAATAGGATAACTGTAATTGAACACAATGCCTGAAACATCAGAGTTTTGGGCTGCGACAACCCCATCTTTTGCGGCGTTCATCTCAGCGAAATGGATCGCCAGAATGCCATCGCCTACACCTGTGCCATTGGCCGCGCTAGCCACTAATAGACCGAAAATCTCATTTCCTGTAGCGGCTGCAAAAATAGGATCACCTGTAGCAGCGTCTCTAATTAAACATCTGTTTTTTGGGCTTACTGCGTTTAAGCCTGCAACCAAATTGGCTGCATTAATAGCTGTGTTGCCATTGGCGCATACAATACCAGTTGTGGTAACAGCTCCTTTTGCAATTGTCCCTGTCGGGAAATTGGGGGCATTCAATACAAGTGAATTATCTAACCCATTTGTAATATCTGTAACAAAATCAGTAAAGTATAGTCTTTTTTTAGACTCCAACGCTGTCACATTGGTATTTAATGCACTAAGACTTGCAACTGGTGCAGTGTGCCAATTAGCCTCACCACTAAGTCTTTTGAATTGCGATGCGAGGCCGTTTACAATATCGGCTTCGGTTGTGGCAGCAGTCTCAAGTGTTGCCCCTGCCGCTAAGGTGTCATTGATTAATTGTTTTCGGATTCGGGTCATTGCCCCTAATGTTTTTAATGCCATAACTGAAACTCCTAGATTCTTGTGTAGCTTAAATGTATTGCGTCGTTAGCGTCTGGTGCAATTAGAAATATAATTGTGTCAAACCCACTACCTGCTCCACCAGATTCTACCACATTAAAATCGTAATTGGGAAAAACTTTTTTGGTTTTCCGATAGAAAATATTCACTGATAAACCATTCGATAAGTCAATAACATCACCAGTGGTAAAACTGGTGTTGATTCCATCTGGAACCTCAATAGGTTCTTTGTTTTCTACTATTTTGCTGCGATTTATGTAGCTTAGATCTGCTGCAACTTGATCAAACCCAGATCTCTCAACCCAAACATTAGACACAAGAACATATGTCTTATCAGTGTCTATGACATACACATGCATTCCATTCTCTTTTCGAGATGATGGAATGCTGTCACGCTCAGAAATGGTCTGTACTGCCCTAAACCCACGACGGNTGANTCGNAGNCGGCGATAAGGGCGATTGGCGCGCCGTTTACAGGTCTTATATCAGACGATAGCTCAATACCAGAACCATTGAAATCTAACGCCATATCTTAGCCTCTAAAGTACGGTTACAACACCAGCTCCCAGACCAACATTGTCAGAGACCCACAAATCATATGGAGTCTGAACTCCGTCAACATCAACCATTATAGGAGACTCAATGGTTTTTGTAAAGCCACCAACCATGGCGCCGAATTTAAAAATAGGTGATTCCCTGTCGGCAAACGAGGTTGGAATTGCATAAAATATGTTTTCAGTCAATTGGGCGTCAACCGCGTACGAAATTGTCTTATTTGAAACCATTGCAGTGGATGGCAGTGATGTGATAAAAAGCGCATCCCTCACACCGTCAGCTGCTGCGCCATAATATACAGGGTACTCGTCGAAGGTGTAGCTCATCATTACGTCAAATCTCCATGTGTGAAATCCGTCTCTCGTTTGTCCTGTGTAAGCAGGTGATCCGTTTGATACTTCAGTGTTTATGTATCCAGACACAATGTTCTTGTCAAACAGCTCATGACATGTTGATGCAATAAAATTGCCAGTAGAAAATGCACCACTGGATGAAAGCGATGGCGACCTAACGACAACACTAACATTTACCTTTTTTAGCCACCTTTTTCTCGGGCGCTTAAATCGTAAAGAACGTTGCCCGCCATTTTCAAAAACAAAAACGCATGCGGCAGTCGTAACACCAATTCTATCAGTTGCAATCATTGGGCTGCCAAACAAAGACCTGCCCCTTGTCAGTGATGGCATTTTTCTCTCTATGACATCCATCATGTCGACTCTAGGAATTAGCATCTTCATCCCCACGAGCAGAACCAGTCTTGTTTCTCCAAACAGATGTCGACCTGTAAGATCCCTTTACCGTACCAGACTTAACAGCTGCGATAGCATCAGAGGCGTAATTGCCCATAAGGTGTTGTACACCAATCATCATGTAATCGCCGATGCCATAAATTGCCCCTTCGCCAGTCTTTGATGATGATGGGTTAACAAGCCACTTTTCCCTGCGAACAACACGCTTGTTGTCCCATTGGTCAGACTTCAACTTTACAGCATAGTCTACTCCGTAACCAAACCCTACAGTATATACGTTGCCAAGAGACTTTACAGCCCCTGCTACAAGCGATGATTTTAGTTTCCCTGTGTCATGAGGGGCATACTCGTCTGATTTTTTAGCAGCCGCAATGGATGTGCCAACCAATGATCTCTTGACGATAGATACAAGCCTGCTCATCTCGCGGCTCATATTCGATGTTCCCTTTGCCTTTTTAATGTCAGATGAAGATGTCATAAAAACACCTTATATAGCTTTTTTAGCCCATTTTTTGACATTGACATTTGAACACCTTTCACAGGCTTTGACTCCGAAGCATTTGAGAAATTGCTGGGTGGAAGCCAAATTCTATCATCGTTCTCTATGGGATACTCCGTGAACACAATATTGCTACTGCTGCCCTCTGTTCCATCAGAGGTCATGAAAATTTCAGTTTTATACTCGACTCTCGCCTTCACTTGAGCTGATAGCTCATACTCCCTGTCGCCATATATAGAATTGCCAACATGCCTGCCAACTCCAATAGTGTCAGTCATCCATGTTGAAATATTCATTACACGCCAACAATTCTCTTATACGGCAACAGCGCCTTGGCGGTGTATTCAGACACCTGAGTGACTGTTCCATACTTCACTGAGTGGTCAGATAGCGATTCTTCAGTTACACCAAAGTCCCGCCCACTTCCTTGAAACAGTGACGCCACTTCTTTTGTTGCAGCATCGATAATATCGAAGGGAAGATTCTCAAAAGCCACGTTTGGCGAGATATCGTTTGGTAAATTATACCCGCCACTGTACACAATTTTAAGATTATTTCTGCCTGAGTTTTCAGGCATGTATCCTGTGATATCATTTGATATTGAATAGGCTCTAATCGAGCCTCTTAGCACCAATATTGATCCAGATTTTTTATTTGAGATGGAGTACTCCAGGTCAGACAGAAACCCATCCAGTGTTATATATTGAACACTGTCAACAGACACAAGAGGGGTTATGCCCACAAACGCATTAGACATATCATGAGAAAACGTATCCTCAGAAACTGATTCAACCCTGCCAAACCGCCTGCCAGTGTATTTCTCAATCATTGCAGATACCGAGTTTATCAGGTAATCTATACGTTCGTCACGAGATGTGTCACCAACATCTATGCCAAGCTCCAGCTTAACATAGTCCCTAGCAGTGAGGGCATTGTCCAGAAGAACCATCTAACTACTCAGCTGCCTTTGCAGCCTTTGCAAGTCTTGCTTTTTCAGCCTTCACGTCCACAAGTACAGCAGCCTTTTTCTCTACAAGCTCTGCAGCTACATCTTCACTAAATCCTACAACTTCGTCCACATTGAACTTTTGAAATCTTTTTAATAATTTTACAGGAACCAATTTGGTCATAACATATCCTTTTTTTTAAACACGCATAAGATAGAAACAAAACACAGCAGGAAAACAAAATCGCCTGCTGTGCTTGAGAATTAGAAGTACTGAACACCAGACATGTATGAGATCTCAGCACCGTCATAGCGAGGGACAAAATCATGCTCTGTAATCATGCGCAATGTGCTTGTATCTTCTGATACGCCAGAACGGATTGTTCCGTTATCGTTCCATGTAGCATCTCTGAACATATCAACGCGCATATCACCTTTTGTACCAATAATCAAACTAGAGGCATCAACAAGGAACATCTCGGACTCGTTAGCACCAATACCTAAAACATTTGGAATAATGTTTGTGCTGTAGACCCGAACACCCTCAATCGTTGGAACCGCCGCATTTAATGCCCTCTTGTATACATGATTCCCATTTAAATCACGCAGTGTTTTAAGATATCTTACAGATCTGGGCGACATAATCCAAGCAGCACTATCCATAGGGATATCTGCATCCTCAAGATGGCCAAGCATGGTACTAATATCACTCTCAACATTGGTAAGTGTCTTACCAGATGACACGATCTTGTTCCCAAGAGGAACATGACCAAGTAGTCCAGTTGGAGTGCCAACAACGCCACTTAAGCCACGAATAAAAGTTAAATTCTCCATATATGCAGCACTATGTAAAATATCATTTAAAAGCAAACGCTCAGATGAAATTGACGGATTGTTAAGAAGCTCATTTGAAATTGCCATCAAATTGGTAAGTTTCTTTGCTGTCAATGTAACATTATCAACACCAAGCTTGGTTGCTACGATTGGTGCAGCTTCCAATGT